TTGTCCCATTCGACTTGCAGGTTCAGGTCCAGATCTTGTTCTTCACCAGCTTCTTTGGTGAGGATCATGTAGTGCTTGTAGATGAAGTACTCGTAGACCTGTTCCAGGGTACGCGATTGACCCTGTACATCGGTCATCAGTGTCGGGTTAGCTTCCACAGTTGGTTTAGGGAAGAAGTCATGGCACTTGGTTTCAGGCTTGGCAGTGAAGAATGCTTCAGCTTGACGTTGACCCAGCAGTGAAGTCAGTTCAGCCTTGGCGCGTTGAGCAGCGTGAATCTGACGAGCTTGTTGCGGAGTACGGATCGAGTGAGCGTACAGCTTATTCATGATGTGGCTGGTCTGAGCCTGACGCTGTGCGTTCTTGATGTAGCCACGCATTTGCTTTTGCAGGATCTTTTGTTGCTTGAGTTGTTTCTTGGTCAGGGGTTTGGTAGGAGTCTGGGTTTTAGCCACGACTTCTTCCAGGGATTCTTTTACTACGTCGTCACCACCCAGAGCTTGTTTGGCGGATTCGAAAGCACGCAGTTGTTCAGTGGTGATCGCTTGTTGTTCCGATGCAGCCATGATGTCCAGTTTCTGAGTTACGTCTTGCATGATGCCTTTTTCCTTGAGGGTATTGTTAATCGCGAAGCCGCTCATCAAGCTGGCTTGTTCTTGGCGATAGATCTTTTCGAGGTGTTGTTCAGCTGCAGCCCATTCTTCGGCTTCAGTCGGTTCGTAGTCATCTACATTCAATGGGGCTGTCAAGTAAATTAAACCTTGTTCGGATTGTAATTTTCCAACTCAGCAAATGCCAGGTCGAGATTGGCCATTGCCGCTTTGTGTCGATGCTGTTCACAGAGTCGGCTTTCTTCGAGGTCTTTCAACAGACGTGTCTTAGCCAGCGGTACGTCTAGGATTTCCAGTTCGGACCAACCTTGGAATTCCCCAACCGACCAGTGTTGAACGTTCTGGACGTAACCGCCTTCGTTCCGTACACGTAGACTGAGTCCGTTGGTGTGGTCGCAATTTATTACCGTTGCGTCATACCACTTCTTTCGAATTAAGCCAACGTCCTTCAGTATTTTCGAACTGCACATCGGACGCCAGCGAACTTTCTCGCCTTCACGCAAGATGATGTTGTAATTAGAATTCATGTAACCCCTCATAAAGCTCTCCCGAAGGAGAGCCCTAGTTAATCGTATTTGCGAACAATCCGACGGAAGAACTCGTTCAGCGGTTCATCGTCTGGTTTCTCTGTATCTGGTGATATGACCTTACCATATTCATCGAGTTTCGACTCAATGAATCGATCGAGTTCTACCAGGTGTGGACCTTTACGAGTTTCTTCACCTCCACGCTTCATACGCATGAGTTCATCCATGGCGTGTTGGAGCGCTGGCGGCGGAGCATAGTCTTCAACCAACTTGTAATATTCGGTTGGAGGCATTGTGCCATTCTTACGGGTCCACTCTACCGCAAAGATCGGACGCAGACAATAGAAGTATTTCTTATAGATGACTTCTTCTTCATCTAAGATGAAACGACGGTGAGTGTTATACACCATCGCCATGTAATGACCCAGTGCAGCTTCTGGTTTGAACCGACTGAGTGCCAGTTCTCTCAGTTCATCACGTTCTTCCCGATACATGTACACCAGAGGTGATGCAAGCCACTCCAGCAACGCTGGGTTAGACTTACGCATCAAGCCTAGGGTTTTACCCAGCGACCAACCAGACATGTCAAGATCGAGTTCTGGGATCTGTCGATCAATTACTGGACGTTGACTATCTAGGTTTAAATGCCAATCAATCTTCGGTACGTAAACAAAACGCACATCGAAGTCTGAGTTAGTAGAAGCGAAGCCCCAAGCACGACTACCCGATTCACATGCATACAGAATCGTGACGTTGTGCTCTTCTTCAATTGCTTTGAGTTCTTGCAGAACCCGCGCCCGTATTTCTACAGGCATGGGATGAACAGTATCCAGATCCATCAATAGAAGTCCGAAATCAAACGGGAGTTGTCTGCATCGATCAGGAAGATACCAAGCGATTCCATGATCAAATAGAACACACCCATGGTGTTAGAGATAATCGTGCGTACATCCGCTACACGAGTAATTGCTTCAGGGACACCCATGTTCTCTACTACAGCAGCCGGTACGTTGACCGATGTCAACGAGGTCTTCTTGTTAGCCAGAGCCCATTCTTTCAGACGCATACCCAGACGCTTGTCTTCCAACCCATCAAACCACTCGTTCATCTTCGTACGGTTGCTGGCCGTTAGGGAGATTTTGTAGAACGAATATGGAGGTGGTGGGATATCGCCAAACGCTGGAGAGAAGATGTCTTTCCAGAACAGGTATTTCTTGTAGGTGTCGTTGTCTTCTTCAGACTTGTATGCATCAGACTTCTTACACTGACCCGTCGTCAGGTATTCGGCCTTACCAGTCCGTACCGATACGTAGATG